ATGGATAGCGGAAACTATCGGCTTGCGTGCCGACAAGAGAGATTGGAAGTTCTGGCGAATGCACACGTGGACCTCCGCCTGGTGTTAGCCATGCTGGGTCACTGCATCGAAACCGACAGCGAGGTGCATGGTATGTGCGAGGAGCTAGAGGAAGCCTGCTGGACTACCGCGCTAGTGCGCTATGCCCGCTGCTTCTCTGGCCGGCAGTGGCTTACCGGCGTCGTAGAAGCTAAATTCTCTGCCAAGCAGTATGAGGATCATCTGTACTTCCGCTTCATTCGGGACAAGATGATTGGGCACGCAATCGGTGGCCTCGGGGAGGACTTTGAAGTAACCGCTGCCGTGTTCCCTGGTTCCAAGGGGCGGCTTGAGGTTGTGGGCGTTGGGGCGCGCCCAAGAAGGGTATGCAGTCTTGGAGAGAACATGGCGCGAGACTTCCTCCTGCTGGTTGAGCACGTGGCTCAGATCGTGGATGAGCTCTACGCACGGGAGCGAACCCACGCGCTGACTGCGCTGCGCCAGCAAAGCCTTTCCGACGTGGTACGTGGTCAGCCGATTGGCACCGCCGATTTGGATATGACCCGGCACGGTGCTCTGTTTCGGCGCTACTTCAACAAAGCCCTCTCACAGCGGGCGCCTAACGATGCCAGGGAAGTGCGGTTTGAACTGGGGCAACATGGACACTTGGATGGTGTAAAATAAGATCAGTCCGCTGATCTTGGTGCTTAAATGCTTGAAATCGCTAAGGAAGATGTCGAATCTCGCATGCGCTTCGACAACCCTTGGTGGGCTGAGGGCGCGTCTGCAGACATTCCGTTCCGCGACGCTCCTCGAAGGCGCTACTTCGCAAATTTCCTAGCCACTGCTAGGAACGCCAACGTGCGTCGCGCAACGATCCTCATGGGGCCGCGGCGAGTAGGTAAGACCGTGATGGTCTACCAAGCGATCGGTGATTTGATCGCTAGCGGTGTAGAGCCGGGGTCGATATTTTATATCTCTCTGGAGACGCCGATTTACACGGGCCAGTCGCTTGACCGGCTGGTTGGATTGTTTCGTGAGGTGCAATCCATTCAGCGCTCGCAAGCCGCGTACGTTTTCTTTGACGAGATCCAATATCTCAAGGGTTGGGAACTCCATCTCAAATCTATGGTGGATTCATATCCATCGTTTCGGTTCATTGCGACGGGATCAGCTGCGGCAGCACTGCGTCTTAAGAGTCAGGAGTCTGGGGCCGGAAGGTTCACCGATTTCGTGCTCCCCCCGCTCACTTTTGCTGAGTATTTGGGCTTTTCTGGAATGGAGAATGCTCTGATTAGGGTGCGTGAGGATGATCTGCCGCCCGAGGCTGGGCTCGATGAGGATCTTAGTAAGGTCACGACTTCAAATATAGAAGCGCTTAATGCGGAGTTCCTGAACTACCTCAACTTTGGCGGATACCCTGAGGCGGTGATCGTCAAGGACATTCGTGATAATCCCGAGCAATACATCAAGAGCGACATCATCGACAAGGTTTTGCTTCGCGATCTGCCAAGTCTCTACGGGATCGCGGACATCCAAGAACTGAACCGACTGTTCACTACTCTTGCCTATAACACAGGCAATGAGGTCACGTTGGAAGGTCTATCCCAATCGTCTGGGGTGGCAAAAAACACCATCAAGCGCTACCTGGAATATTTGGAGGCTGCGTTCCTGATTAAGCGGGTTGAACGTGTGGACAATAATGCGAAGCGCTTCAAACGTGCGACTGCATTCAAGGTGTACTTGACTAATCCGTCGATGCGCGCCGCGCTGTTCGGCAGGCTGGCGGCTGAATCAGAGCAGCTCGGACACCTAGTTGAGACGGCAATCTTTAGCCAATGGCAGCATTCCAAGAGCGTTAGCCTGTACTACGCTAGATGGGCCACGGGGGAGGTCGACATCGTCAGCTTGATGAAACGGTCTCTTAACCCGGATTGGGCGGTAGAAGTTAAATGGACGGACAAGCCGTTCAATTCCCCCGGCGAACTCAATGCATGTGTCGAATTCGTTGAGCGCAATCCGGATCTGCAGCAGCCATTTCTTGTAACCACTAAGACGGCGACTGGCTTCCGCAAGTATAGGGACGTCGACTTTTGCTTCTACCCCTCTGCTCTATATGCATATGTTCTGGGCACGAATATCCTTGGTTCGGAAGCTGGTGTTGATACATTTGAATTGAATGAAGGCCCCGCTACGTAGTTACAGTTTCAAAGGTTGCCAACATTCTCGAAGGTTCGACCTCAATCCAAGGGCTGTCATGGCCGTCAAGATAGACGGCGGTCATTGTCGCGCTCGCGTGCCCCATCAGCTGTTGGACCTGCTGCAACGTCCAGCCCGATTGGCGCAGCAGTGCGCCGCCCAAGCTGCGGATCTCGTGGAAGGTCGGTGCGTTTCGGTTTCGAAACCGGCCGCCTCTCGCGCATCCTGAAATGCGCGCGTGAGTTGCTCGGGCAACACTTGGGTGTGATGCTCTCGTGCCTTGGCGCGCTTCTGCTTCGGCCGCGCCTTCTCTGGTAGCCTGTGAACCAGATAGGGCGACACGACGCTGTCGCGCGCGCGCGAGATGACGGCCTGCAGGTCCGGCGTCAGGGTGATCTTCAGCTTCACCAGCGTGCTGTCCTCAGTCTTGCTAGGGACCACCCAAAGCGCGCCATCGTGGACGTCGGCGAAGGTCAGGTTGACTACGTCATCGCGCCGCAGGAGCGTGAGTAGGGAGATGTCCATCGCCACCTGCAACCAGTGCGGCGCCGCCCCTCGGATGGCGCGGAAGGTCTCTTCGGTGAGCCTCTCGCGCTTCCGAGTGAAGCTGAACTTTCGAGTCACCAGCGCGGGATTTGTCTCCATCCAACCTTCCTCAACTGCACAAGCGAGGATCCAGCCCAGGACGAGCCGCCTGGTCTGCCGGCCGCGTTCGGAATCGGTGTCGGTCCTCAGCCACTCGGCGCAGTCCTTGACGGTCAGCGCTTCTAGGGGACGATCGCCGAGGCCGACTTCGATGCGCCGGATGATGATGGCGTACTCGGCCGCGGTCCGAACTCCCCACTTTCGGCTAGGAACGTCGTCATCGCGGAAGACCTTCACCGCGTCGGCGACGGTCTTGCCCATGCCCGTGACGCGACTCACCAAGTCAGTAGCCTGGGTGAGAAGCGCATTGAGCTGGCGCGCCGCGGCGAATGCCTTGGCCTTGTCCTTGCCCATCCAGGTCTCTCGGCGCGTCACCGGATGCCGGTACTTGTAGCCGTCCCGGTTCGGGTAAAGGTTGTCGGGCCAGCCGGCCCTGCTGCGCGATCGAACACGTCCCATCATCTGAGGTTACCCCGCTGCTGCCAGGACGCGCATGACCAGCTCGTCGCCGCCGGCGACCCAGGCGTGGTCGTCCACATACCAGGTACCGCCGACCTTGCGGCCGGGCAGTACCCCGTTCTGCAACCAGCGCCGGACGGTCAACTCCGAAGGGGCGCTCCCAGGGGCGAAATACTTGGCCGACCAGGCCGACACAGTCATGAGCAACATCAGCGCTCTCCCTCCATAACGAAATTCAGGTCAATGCTCCAGCCGGCCTCGCGCGCGCCCCGGATGCGCAGCTCGTTGGCGTCAAACTCATCGAGGCCGAGCCAGGCGATTGCGGCCTCGATGTGCTGGGGTGAAAAGGGGTGTCCGTTACAGAAGGCGCCGTAGACGGTCGATCGGGTGCACTGCCAGGGTTCGGCTAGGCCTTGCAACCGTCGGCCCTCCTCGCGGATGTGCCGGCGCAAGAGGTTGCGGACGGTGGCCTTACCCCGCTCAACACGGATTGGCCGGCCGCCGCAGGCGGTGCCGTTGTGAGGCGCGGCGCGGGCGAGGGTGCGGGAGATGTCAGCCATCATCGTCCTCGCTGCATTCCTGGGCGTGCTGCGGGCACAGCCAGCCATCCCAGGTGAGCATCCAGCCCGCGGCGGTGGCAGCTTCCGCGCCCCCGGTGCGCCAGCACGGACACAACTCGCAGATCACGTGCTCCGCCATTAGCCCGCCTCCGGTTGGAAGTCCCGGTAGGCGCGTTGAACGCGCTGGAAAGACTCGGTGTCGCCGCCGCGGTCCGGGTGATGCTGGGAGCGGAGCCGGAGGTAGCTACCTTCGGGATCGGCCGGATCGAGCACGTCGCGCCAGTCAGGTCTGGCGGGGGCCGGCAGCGCTGCGAGCCCGGAGAACGCCCGCTCGAGTATTTCGGCGCCGCCGTGACGCTCGATCGCTCGCATCGCATCCAACGTAGCCGCCACAGCAGCGAGGTTGTCGGCGACTCGGTCGTAGCGGTCGATGGCCATGCAGCGTGGCGGCTGGCTGAAATCGAAGTGGTCAACCCAGTACACGGCCACGCCGGGGTCCGTCGGCTCGCGCTGGTTCGATCGCGGCAGCCCGTCGAGACGCAGCTCCAGGTTGGTGCTGATCACCAGGTCGTCGTCGTGGATGCCCATGCGCTGAAGCTCGGCGCGCACTCGCTCGACGGCCTCGGCGATCGTGAGGTCGCGCTGAGCCTGCCAGCTACCGTCGTATTGACGCTTGCTTGCCTTACGAAAGCGCGCCGCCGTCCGGTCGCTGGCGTGAGTTCGCTTCCAGCCAATCGGCCACGCCAGGGGGGATGCTGGAATTGTCATCGTTGCACCTCATCTTTGGCCCGCACTGCGACGTGGTCTGTTCGCAAACGAAAGATGGGAGCCACTCGACCTTGCGCTGTGCCACAGGAAGTTCGCTTTATTGAGCAAATGTCTCCGCTGAAACCGTTGAGCGAGCGCCCTTCTTGGGGTGACGATGGCTGGCAGGGGATTGAGGAGACGACTGGATGGCTGAGGCGGTCGTGCTGGGTCGTTACACGATCCACACCGTAGAAACGCGGCGTGACGGGGACACGCCAAACGAGCAAGGAAGCTGGACATCGGTTGCGTTCATCCATCGCGACGGAGAGGCTTACCCGTTTTCGGTCGTGCGAACCGCGCCTGGTGGTGGCGATGCGTTCGAAGCGAGGCGGCACGCAATTGTTGTTGCGCGAAGACGGATTCGACGCCTTGAAAATGAACTCAGAGGCCGGGCATCCCTCGTCCGTGATTCCGACTCGGAAGAGTGAAACGGTGCTCGCTTGGCACGCCATGATGTTTCTCATGCCACGTGCGCCTTGGGTTTTGGGCCGGCTTTGATGCGCTCGGATAGGGAGGCCCAGGTCAGCGGGTGCGGCCGGCGCTTGGTGCGCTGCAGTGCCGCGGTCTCGCCAATGCCGAGGCGGGCGGCGATCTGACGCGTCGTGACCAGCTGGCCATCGACGACGTGCGCGAAGCGCGCGCCGCGGGAATAGCCGCCCCGGCGGTTGTGCTGGCGCAGGCCAGCCATGGAGTCGTCGTGCATCGCTCAGTCCCCGGTCTGGGTGCTGACGCACGTGCTGACGTTTGCGGAGGCGTCGCGGTCTTCGACCAGCTTTCGCAGCACGCCGTCCAGATGCCATTGCACCTGGCCTAGGACGATCAGCTTGTCCTGCGGCCCGACGCCGCGCGTGCATGCGATCGTGCTGATCGCCTGGGTCGCTTCGAGCGCCTGTTTGGTGATCGCGCCCATCAAGCAACCGTCTCCCGGCCCACGAGGAGCGTCCGCGCGCCGGTACTGGGATCTTGCGGGGACACGACCCCGGCCGCTTCCAGGTCCTCGATCAGCCGCGCGGCGCGGTTGTAGCCGATCTTGAGATGCCGCTGTAGCGCCGAGATGCCGGCCTTGCCGGATTCCAGGACGAAGGCCAGCGCCTGGGCCGCAAGCGGGTCCGCGCTCTTGGAGAGCAGCTGCTGCTGGAGCGGATCCTCCGCCAGTTCAACCGTGCGCGGCGCGCGCTGGCGCACGGCCGGCGCTGGTTCGGCCGGGTCGACCTCGGACAGCTTCAGGGTGGCGGCCAGGACCGCCCAAAGGCGGCGCAGCTCGCCGACCTGCAGGGCGAAGCGCGCGTCGATCTCGGACCGCATGTCTTCGATGTTGGCGTCGTTGAGCTTCTCAAGCGTGCCATCGAGGAATCGCAGCTTGCGGATGCCTAGGTCTTCGCCCAGGACGAAGGACAGGTGATCTTCGAGCACTAGCGCCAGGCGGACGCACTGCAGACCCGCTTCCAGATGCTTGTCCACCTCGTCGCTTCGCAGCTCCGATCGCTGGAGCTTCACCACCGCGCCGCCGTCGATCGGGTCGCGCAGCTCGCATTCGTCGCCCAGCGATAGGCCCTCGGGCAGCGGCTCCCCGGCAAGCCAGCCGGTCAGCACGGCGCGCACCGAGACCTCGGCATTGAGCGGCAGGGCAGGGAAGGTGCCGATCGCGCTGCGCACCTCGGATGCGACGCTCTCAGCTGTCCGGCGCGAGGCCGTGTCGACGGCGATGAAGCCGTGGTCGAAGTCGAAGTACGCCGCGGTGCGTCCGGGCTTCACGAACGCCTTCGGGAGGAGCTCGTGCACCAGGTCGTCTTTGAGGCGTTTGCGCGCGCGGCTGCCGGGGCGCTGGCCCTCACGCTCCTCGATCTCATCGATCTTGCGCGCGAGCAGGTCATTGATCACTGCCGGCGGCAGGATCTTCTCTTCGGTGCCGACCGCGATAAGCGTGGCATTCGACAGGGTGTGCGACAGCGCCTCTTCATCGCGGCCGAATGGCGACACGAAGCCGGCGGAGACCATCTCCAGCGGCCCGACCGGCTTGAGCCGCGCGTCGTCGAGCAAGCTTTGCAGGCTCTCGGCCATGTCGAGGTCGGCGGGCAGCAGGCCGCCCCAGCTGAGCGGGAAGCGAAGCAGCGTCAGGTTGCGGAAGAACATGGATAGCCTCCGACGGATTCGGTGGTGACGATCGAGCCTTCGGGCAGCGCCTCAAGGCCGAGGGTGTAGAGGGCGTCCTGCACGCCGGACGTTTCGGTGTCGGCCAGGACGGTGTGCGGGCTGATGACGCCCGGTATGGCGACAGTCACGAGGATCACGGCGCGAGGCACCCGCGCACGATGAAACCGGCGATCGCGCCGAGGATTGCGCCGAAGAGGAAGCCCATGGCCGTGAACTCGAGGGCGGAGACACGCATGCTTCCTTTGAGCTCTTGATCGAAGCGGCTCACGACGCGCCCCGCAGGCTTTCGAGGTCGCCGGCTGTGGCGAAAGCGCGGATGAAGCGGACCAAGTTGAGCTGCTCTTTCGTTATGCGATCGCGGTCACTGGGGTGACTGAAGCTCCAATCGACGTCCAAGTGCTCAAGGGCGTTCGCCGCCTCGAATGCGGCCACCAGTGACGCTGCCTTGGTCAGTACCATGCCCGTCGGCACGTGGGTCACAGCCCAGTCGTCTGCCAGGGGATCGATCGATTCATGGACTGCAATGTGGTCCGAAACGAATATCGCCTGGATCTCGAAGTCCTCAGCGTCTTCAAACTTGACGCCGGGTTTGCCACGCTTAAGCAGCAGTGGGTGGACGCGCACGCTCATCGCGGCACCTCCACGAAGGCCAGGTTGTAGATGACGCACTGCGCCCGGCCGGCAGCCGAGGGAGCTGCGTTCGCCGATTGCTCCAGCGCGACCGACAGGGGCACGATCGCGTTGGCCCGGGCGCAGGCGTCGGGGAAAACCACGTAGTCGCCGGCCATGACCGCGTCGACCGCGTCGAGCGCGTCCTGCCAGCGGCGAGGGGAGAAGTCAGTAGTGAGGGCGCCTTCCACACCCTCTGCGCAATCCGGCACCGAGCGGCGCTCCTGGTAGCCGTTGAGCGTCACCTTTGCGATTGCTGCGCGCAGGCCCCAGTCGTCAGCGGTGGCCAGGCGGTAGACCGCCTCGGCGGCGCAGATCCGCGGGTTGGTGACTTCGAGGTCGGAGGGGGCACGCACCGAGTCGCCCGCGCGCTGGCCGGTGGCGAAGGCCTGCAGCGCGCTCGCGCCGGTGGCGCCGACTGCCAGCGCGATCGCGGCGATGATCCAAGCGGAAGCGCGGCTCATGCCTGCGACTCCAGCTCGACGACGGCTTGGCGCACTTGGTAAGCCAGCTCTTCAAGCGGCCGGGTACTGGCGCGCCGCGGCTGCACGCCCAGGGCACGCAGGACGGTGTCCATGCGGCTGACCAGGTGCGGCAGCGTCGAGAGGGTAGCGATGTGCCGGGCGTTGGCCTGGTTTTCTTTCGGCGTCAGCTGCGCCGATTCGCAAACCGCAACCAGGTGGCCGTCAGGTGCCCACAGCAAAGTGGTGCCGGGGGTTGCGACGTACGGCCCCTTCGAGGGGCGGATTGCGGGTACGTGGGCGTGATTGGCGAGTGCCATTTTTGCAGGGCTCCGTCACATTTGAGGGGTGTGGGTCCGACAAGGGCGCGCAGTTATGCTTCGCCCATGAACTGGACGCAGTGGCTAACTCTTGGGATTGCGGTCGTCGGCGCCACGCTGGGCGTCTTCAACGCGGCATGGATGATCCGCAGGGACACCGTCCGGCTCCGGGTCCGGTACGTGACGATCTACGTCCCCATGGCCGACGGCTTCACCTGCGGCGTTGAGGTCACGAACGTTGGCTATCTGCCGGTGACGATCACGGAAGTGGCCCTGCAAGCTCACCGCCGATCGAAGCAGCGGGCCGTGTTCCAGGGTGATTTCTTGCGTCAGGTGGAGCTTCCATTCCGCCTCGAAGCCCGGACGAGCATCACCATCGCAGGGCATCCCGACGCGCTGGGAGAGGTGGACAGAGGCCGGTTCAACTATTGCCGCGCTGGCACGGCATGCGGTATTGCCCTGATCGCCAAGATCAAGCGGCCGCGTAGGTGAGAGGAAGCGAATCTCGGGGGCGACACGATCGCCCAATAGCCGGTACGTGGCCCACGCATTGAGCCCGAGAGCCAGCAGGGCGATGCCAAGCGTCAGCGCCTGAGATGTATCCATGTGGATCTCCGTGCCCCTCGGCGGACGCCGATTTCGCGGGGTGTGGAGAACAATAGCGAAGCTATCTACGCAAAGTCAATAGCGGAGCTATGAATGCGGCGGGCTCAAAAAAAAAGCCCCGCGGAGCGGGGCGTCGAATCACTGTCCTTGGCGTTGGCTTGGAAACACGTAGGACTCGGTACGCGGCAGCGCAGCGGACTTCGGGTGCTCACCCGTGCACTGGTATTCCTTGGTAACAACCCACATAGCGCATCCGCCGAATCCACCGCTTTGCCCGCACTGGCGAGTCGTGCCGCCGAAGGCTTCAGCCCCCGAGTAGCCCCAGCTGGCGCAGCGCTGCGTCGCGAGGCCGATGGCCTGTGATTCATTCAACTGTACCTTCTGGAACTCGGTGACTTCGTACGAGAGCCGAACGACGCCGTCTGCTTTGCTGCCACCGGTAGCCTGCCAAGTCGTGACCGTGCTGCAACCAGCGGTCATCAACATCGCCGCGGCTGCGGCAATGATCTTCTTCATGTTTTTTCCCCTTTAGCGGTAACTAAAGAGATCGGCAGGCGTGCCCCCTTCTTGAGGCCGAATTTAGCCAATGGACCGAAGTAGTCCGGCTTCCTCGAAATCGATGCCATCGCGGAGGCACTCTCGTGCGCGATCCAGAGCCCGGTGGAGCGCGATGATCTCTTGATCCGATAGCGCTTCGATGCTCGCCTTGCCCACGAGCGCTTGATCGATGATGAGCCGGAAGCCGAAGGCCCGGTATGCGGAAGACAAACTGCGGATCAGACGGATCCGGCTCTCCCGCGTCACGTCGTCCATCACCCTTGCCGGCGCATCGCCGCGCGGTGGCGCCGAAGGCAACTCCCTACGCAGATTTTCGGCGCTGACGAGCCGAAGTCCGGCTTTTTTCCCCAACTTCCGCTGCGCCCGTAGCGCGACCAACTCGGCCATCCGTTCCACCCGATCCGACTTTTCCACCCTTTCTCTCCGCAGACCCATGAAGCTTGCGCGCGAAGCGCTGCACGTCGCTGTAGGAGGTTCCGTGGATGTCCTCGCTGAGCACTTCCTCGATAGCGAGCAAGAGAAGCTCAGCATCTTCGGGTGTTTCGATCTCAAACGACGTCATGCCTGCCCCGGTGACGGAGGCAGTGGCCAACCTGACAGCGTCGAGGATGGTCTCTTTGGTCAATCTCGAATGCTGCGACGCTCCAAAATGTTCGCTAATGCGTCGGTATTCGGCACTTATCTTGCCGGCATCGAGGCCGAGTAGCGGCGCCAGAAGCTCGGCCTTATCCCACGGTACGGGGCGGTGGCCGCTGGCGAACTGAGAAATGAAGCCGGGCGACACGTCCAACTTTTCAGCCAGTTGGGCCTGTGTATGACCGGAAGCGGCAATCGCCGCGGTGAGCGCGCGACCTTCCGGGGTCTGGGGATTAGCTGGCCTAGGCATAAAGCAATGCTATTGATGGGGGAGCTCGGTAGCGATCAGCAGTGCTATTTACATAGATAAGTAGCGATGCTATGTTCGAGCCCATGAGCACACCGATCCTCACAGCAATTGCCGCAGTAGGCGGACAGCGGGCGCTGGCGCAGCACCTCGGCGTCCATCCGGCGCTCGTTTCACAGTGGGCAACCGGCCATCGACCGGTAGCTGCGCACCACGTGCTGGCGATTGAGTCCGCCACGGGTGTGTCTCGATACGAGCTTCGCCCGGACGTGTTCGGCGACCCGCCCGAGGCGGACCCCGACGCAAACCGGATCGTGCCGGGGGACGAAGCCTTATGAGTACGTACAACGCCGAGCAGGCCGCGGCGATGCGTGCCCGCGCTGCGCACTTCCTGACGCGTGCCGATGCGATCGATCCGCCGACCGGGACCGCCCCGGCCGGCAGCGTGTCGATCGTGCTGCCCGATGGCGTGGTCCTGACCGTGGCAGGGGCGGGCGTGGATGCCCAGGTCATTGCCGCCACCGCGACAAACCTTGCGCGCGAGCTGCTCGCCGTCCGCACGCAGAGCGAAATGCACGTCGTGACCTTGGAAGGGCAAGTGCGGGAGGAAAACGATGGTGCGTGATTTGTCCATGGCGGCGAGTCTGCGGACGGCGGCGACCGCGCGCATGAAGCCCGGTACGCAATTTCTGCCTTCGCGCCAGCAGGTGATTTACGGGTACACGCACCGCCTGCTCAACGAGACGGCCACCAACGCGAACAGCTTCGCGATGCAGGTGGCCGAGAACTACCACGCCATGACGGCCCCGCACATGCGGGACAAGAAGGTCGTTCCGCTCCGCCTGGGCGAGGGTGACGAGCTGCTCGAAGCCGCCAAGGCCAACGGCCAGGCCCTGCGCCGCTATCTGGACGGCACGGTCAAGACGCTGCCGGCCGACCTGGAAGACGCGTGGGTGCTGAGCCTGCCGGAGCCGTACCGCAGTGGGTGCGAGCGCGACCTGGCCGCACGCCGCGGCATCCTGCCGGTGCAGCTCGCGCACATCGAGCCCGGCGCTGACACCGCCGGCGTCGGCCAGCTCATGACCGAGTTCGGGGACCTGGTTTCGTCGATGACGCCGGTGCTGGCCGATGGCGTGATCGACGAGCGCGACCGGCCGCACGCGCGGAAGGTCATCGATTCGTGCCACGACGTGATGATCGCCGTCGTGACGCTGCAACGCCGCTTCGTTGAATTGCTGAGCGGGGAGGGTGGCACGCGTGCTTGATTGTTCGGTGTACGTCTCGCGCGAGCGCGCTGTGGCGTTGGTTGAGGAGTTCGAGGCAAACGGAGTAGTCATTCCTCCGCCGCTGATTCGCCTGATCCCATTCGTCGAGGTTGTGCTCTGGGCTCGTGCCCAGCGGCACCCGGTCGATGTGCAACAGATCCAGAACCGCTGGAGTTGCTCGCGCGCCAGCGCCTATCGCTATCACCGCGCCCTCTACGGTTCCGTGGCAGCCGCGCGCGGGCGGTCGCCCCTCGGTCGCGAGCGTCTTGAGGCTGCTGCCCGCAGCCGCGCAGCAAGAGCCGCAAGGCAGGGAAGGGCGCCATGAGCATTCGCGTGAGCAGCCGCGTGTGGGACACGTTCCCGGGCTCCGGCTCGGAATTGCTGGCGATGCTCGCACTGGCCGACTGGTGCGACGACGCGGGCGGCAACCTATTCCCGTCGATCGCCGCCGTTGCGGAGAAGATGCGCTGCAGCGAGTCGCAGGCGCGCCGCGTGTTACACGGCCTGATCGCCCAAGGCTGGCTTGCCGTGGTCGCCAACGCCGCCGGCGGTGCCCCGGGCTCGACCCGGCAATATCGAATCAACCTGAGCAAGCTGACCAACGTCACGACAACGGCTCGCGCCGATGCGACCCGTCGTGTGGACGATTCGGGTGTCGAGCAGGCCCATACGGGTGGCATGGATGCGAGGGGTATCACCCGCGCCAGCCGTCCGAAGGCATCGAACACCCAGCGACAGGGGCACAACGAAGCCGGTGCAGTGCAAACGGGTAGCGCTGGTGCGACCCGTCAACACACCGCAACGGGTGGCACACATGCGATGGGTGGCGCAGATGCGACCCCTGGCATGGATGCGCGAGACGGGTCGCATGGATGCGCGGAGACGGGTAGCACCGGTGACACCCAATACTGTCATTTATCCGTTAGTGAACCGTCATCTTCCGCGCAAGCGCGAGACGACGATGGGAGCGACCTGACGACCGCCGCCATCGATGCGGAGCTCAACGGCTTCGCTCGCATCCCTGCAAAGCTCGACCGCCAGGTGCTCGCCCGATTCGTGCGGCACCGCCGCGTCGGTCGCCGCCCGCTGTCGATCAGCAGCTGGCTCCAACTGCTCCCGCGCTTCGCCGAACTCGAAGCCCAAGGCCACGACCTCACCGCCTCCCTGCGCCAGACGATGGCCGCGGGCTTGTACCTGCCGGTCACGCCGACCACCAGCACCACGAACACGAACGGACACCACCATGGCGAATCCCTTGCAGACCGCGCTGCCCGGCAGCACCACGACCAGCGGAACGGGCCCGATGCCGAGCCGCACGGAGATCCAGGCTTGGGCGGCTTCCGCGCCACTGGAGTCGTCCTCGACGACGTCATCGACGCCGAGTGGCGAGCCGTCGCCGCGGATGCTTGAAGCGCTGCGCGGGCTATGGGAGGCGATGCTCGGGATCTACGGCAACACCTGGTCCAGCCAGTTCGGTCTCAGTCCGGCGCGTGGCCGCGAGCTGACGCAGGCCGGCAAGGCCTGGAGCGAATCGATCGCCGGGCTGACGCCCAAGAACGTCGCCGCCGGTGTCGCCGCCGCGCAGCGCTCGGGCAACGAGTTCCCGCCGAACGCCGCGCGCTTCCGTGTGCTGGCCCTGGGACTGCCGACCATCACGCAGGTCGAAAGCGAACTCGGCCCCGGGCAGGACCGCTCGCCGTTCACCGTGCTCGTGTGGTCGAAGCTCGATCAGCATCGCTACCGTACCGGTGACGGCCGCGACCAGCACCGTCTTGTGGTGGCTGCCTACGAAGCCGCGCTGCGGCACGTGCACGCCGGTAACCCGCTGCCCGAGCCGATGCAGGCGATCAGCCACGAACCCACGCGCGCCCCAGAGGTCCGCGATCGCGACGCCGCGCGCGCCGCGATGGAACGCGCCGCAGCGGACCTGGGCTCGGTGTTCGACGACCAGGAGCACGCATGATCCTGGCGGCCGACCTCCGCAAGTACCACGAGAGCCTGGCGATCTACTGCCTGGCTAGCGCGGGCAGCTGTAGCGCAAGCGAGCTTGTCGAGCAGATGGGTGCGGCGTCGATGGCGGCAGCCCACCCGCCGGAATGCTGGCGGCCGCTGTCGCCGCCGATGGTGTCGGGGCTGCTGCGCGAGATGGCCGGTCGCCACCTGGTCGAGCGCCTCCCGAGCCGGCGCAACGCGCGATATGGCCGGCAGGAGGCGATGTGGGGTTTGGGCATCGGCGCCGGTCCCGCCGAGAGCCGCCGCACTCAGCTTCCCGCCGTACCGACGACGACTGGCGCCCCGTTGGCCGCCGCGCCCGCGCCGGCGGTGCCGACCGAGCCGCGTGGACTGAGCCGCGCACAACGCCTGGGCCTGCTGCAGATCGAGTTCGAAGAGATGCAGCTGCGCATGCGCAACGAGTGGGACACGTTCCAGGCTCGGGCCCGGCGAGTCCTTGAGCTGGAAGGGGAGGCCGCCTGATGCGCGCCTCCATGAATCGCCACCACGCTGAGCGGAGGACGCCTTGAGCTACGTCATCGGAATCGACCCTGGCTGCAGTGGGGCCATCGTGGTGCTGGAGAGCGCTGCCAATCCGGTACCTGTCGAGTGGATCCGCATGCCGACAATGATGATCGGCAAATCTTCTGTGGTTGACGGGGCGGAGGTATTCCGCTTTCTGCGGGACTTCGATACTGGCCATGCCTTCATTGAGCATGTGCATGCGATGCCGAAGCAGGGCGTGTCCAGCGTCTTCACGTTTGGCGACGCATTCGGTTCGGTTCGGACCGCGGCCGCGGTCACGATGATTCCGATGACCCTGGTCACCCCGCAGGCGTGGAAGAAGCGCGCGGGCCTGATCGGGCAGGACAAGGACGCCGCGCGCAGCCGCGGGATCCAGCTGTGGCCGCGCTGGGCCGACTTGGGCAAGAAGGCCGCCGGCCAGGCCTTCGCCGATGCAGCGCTGATCGCCCGCTTCGGGAGCGCGACATGACACCGGCCGAAGCCAAGCAGTGCTTCAAGACCGAGGCCCAGCTGTGCGAGGTCTTCATCCGCGATATGAACGCGCTTGAGGGCTGGACCTGCTACCCGGAAACGGGTGGGTTCGATGTGCTGGCGGTGCACGACGCCGGCCGCCAGATCGGCGTCGAAGCGAAGCTCGCGCTCAATGCGAAGGTGGCCGACCAGATCCTGCCTCCGGACTATGCCGCTCGGTACGAGACGAAAGGGCCGGACCATCGCGCCGTCATCGTCCCGTGCCTGACCGATGCCAGCACCGGCATCGCCCGAATGTTGGGGCTACTGGGCGTAGCGGTCTGGGCGCCGCGCATGGGATGGACGAAAGACGGGAATCGCCCTGAGTTCAGCGTGGGCCAGGAGCTGCGTTATGACGCATTCGCCGGCGACGACGCAGACATGCACGACGTGGCACTGGGCCATTGCCTGTTCGACTGGAACCCCGCGCAGCGGTGCGACGTTCCCGAACACGTCCCGGATATACCTGCTGGTGTCCCGGCGCCGGTTCGCTGGACTCCTTGGAAGGCGGGTGCGCTCCGTGTGCTGGCGCTGCTGAAGCACCAGGGCTACATCACTACCAAGGAAATTGCCGCGCAGGGCATCAGCCCTTCGATCTGGACGCAAAGCTGGTTGGCGCGCGCTGCGGAGCGTGGTCGTTGGGTGGCTACGGACAAAACGCCGTGGCATCACGCCGAGCGCCATCCCGTCGAGTTCGCTGCGGCGCGGGCGAAGCTGGGACAACAAGAGGGGAGCCCATGCGCGAACTGAGCATCGCCAGCACCAGCATCTGGCGCGACGACGCCGGGCGCTACTGCCTCAACGATCTGCACCGTGCCGCCGGCGAGGAAGCCCGCCATCGGCCGGCCTACTGGCTGGCTGGCGCCAAGACCCTCGAGCTGGTCGCTGAGGTCGAGAAAGCCGGAATCCCGGCTATCGCGGCGCGACAAGGCCTGGGCACGTTTGCCGCCAAGGAACTGGTCTACGCCTACGCGATGTGGATCAGCCCGGCATTCCACCTGCAAGTCATCCGGGCCTACGACCAGCTGGTTGCGGCCGCGCCGGCACCCGATCCACCCGCGGACCCGCTGCGCGCGCTGTCAGACCCCGCCACGCTGCGCGGCCTGCTGCTGACTTACAGCGAGCGCGTCCAGGTATTGGAAGGCGAGGCGCATCTGGCCGCGCCGAAGGTGCGCGCGCTGGAGCAGCTGGCCGACGCCGTCGGCGCCTTCACGATCACCGAGGCAGCGAAGATGCTCCAGGTCCGGCCGCGGCAGCTGTTCGCTTGGCTTGAGCAGCACGCGTGGATCTACCGCCGGGCAGGCGGCAAGAACTGGCTGGCATACCAGCCGCGGCTCCAATCCGGCGCGCTGGTGCACAAAGCGGCCTTGGTTCGGGATCGCGACGACGTCCAGCACGTGCACGAACAGGTGCTCGTCACGGCTAAGGGCCTGGCCAAGCTGGGCGAACTGATCTGCCGCGACCAGATGGGCTGGACCGTGAGCGATCACCTGCGCGCGCAGCAGCTGCGCCAGACCGCTGGAGCCCATGCGTGAGGGCCGATGCACTGACGCGGCCCGAGCGCGCCTGCAGCCGCGCCCAGACGAAGCGAGTGCGCGCGGCCGTCGTCGCCGAGGGCGGCTGCTGCTACTGCACGCGGCGGTCAGGCCTCTTCGAAGGGATCGGACGGCTGGCGGCCTGCGGCCTCGAAACTCCCAAGGCGTTTCCCGCGTGCGTGCTGGGCACGGGCGGGTTCGATTTCGACGAGCCGGCGTTCCGTGATGGCGCTGGCCGAAACCTCACGATCGGCAGATCCAGCAGCACATGACCCTGCAAGAACAGCTCAAACAGATCAGCACCGCCGACTTGGCTTCCGAGCTGGCGAGGCGACTGGCACCCCCGCCGCCTGGGTTGCCTACGAATTCGGTCACCCAGAGTTCGCCAGAAGGAGCGCCGGCAGAACCACGCAAGCGCTGGCCCAACAAGACTGTCTGGGCGTCAGAGCGCGCGAAGGAGCTCCAGGCCACTTACGACAAGTTGCGGGACGAGAATGTGCCGGATGGGCCTCGGGCGAGCAGAAAGCTCGAACAGATGAACGGACTCTGGGAAGAGATCCAGAAGTTCAAGCGGATGGCTCAGCACTTCGCGAGGAAGGGACTATGAGCGCAGTTTCGGCGAACAGCCGCAGTGAATTAGAGGGGTGGGGCAAAGAGGCGCGCGATCCGCTCGAGCTGATTGCCCGAATGCTCGTAGGGGGTAGTTACCGCGTGCCCGTCGAGGGGCGTAGTACGGCGATGCCACTGGCTTCGGCAGACATTGCCGGCGCGGTGGCTTACATGGGTGACCCACTGCAGCGCGAGGCGGCTGTTGCGGTGGCGCTGCGCGCAGGCGATGTCCAGGTAGCCCAAGTCTCTCTGCTGGCATACGGAAAAGTGGCAGCCGGCGTCCGGGCAATGTCGCCTGCCACCCTGGATCTCCGCGATGCCGCTGACCGCTGGCGGCTGCGGCTGGTGATTTACGACGCCGTGCACGACTTGGTCTGGCCTGAGCGACGCGGCACCGTGGCTGAGCGTGCAAAGGTGAGCAAGATGCGCAAACAGGTTTACGGCGCGGTCCATCGTGTTGCTACCGCAGCGCTGCAAGAGGTCTTGAGCGAGGCAAGGCGCTCTTTTCGAGCAAAACTCTTCGGGCGCTAGGTGCTGGAGCTGGTTGGATGTCTAATTGTCGAGGGACAACTGGACTTTGGGCAGGGGCAGGGTATGACGACAAGATCCGTGCAGGCAGCTTTGACTCGCTTTCTAAAGGAGGAGACTCCCCGTGCGATCGCGCTGGCAGGAAGCTGGGGGACAGGGAAGACATTCCTTTGGAACAAGCTTTCGTCGAATTACGTCCGGTTGCCGGAGGCTTCCGCCTTTCGAGTAGCGGTTGCGACGGGGAGTCGTCCCGAACTCCCCAAGTACGCGTACGTGAGCCTCTACTCAATAGGAAGCCTTGCTGAACTCAGGGCGGCCATTGCATTCGAGATGGGGAGCTCGCCGAGCAAAGGGGGATGGAACAAGTTTAAAGGCTGGTTCTCAAAAAGATCGCGATGGCTGGGTGGAAAGCTGCACGATGTGGCTGGTGAAAAACTGGACGTCAAAGGCGTTTCGTTAGCGCCACGAAAACTGCTGATGCAGATGTATTTTTGGCGCGTGGCAAAGGGCATTATCTGTATTGACGATGTAGAGCGCAGGGGCGAGAACCTGGCCCTCAAGGACATCCTTTCGCTAACGAATTTCTTGGTGGAGCAGCGGGGCTGCAGGGTAATCATTATCCTGAATCGAGATCAGCTCGACCCGGACGACCGTGCAGCGTGGGCGAAGCATAGCGAGAAGGTGCTCGACACCGAGATCGTATTCAAGCCAACCTCTGAGGAGTCGGTGGGAGTGGGTCTGACGGATGTTGATTTGAAGCCCGCTGCGTTGGAGGCCATGCGTCGTTGCTTGACGCGCATGGGAATCGACAATATTCGCGTGATTAGTAGGACAGCTAGGAGCGTGTCGGCGATCCTGGCTGAACTGGACAATGCCGTGCCTAGGATGTCCGCCGCGCTAACCGAGAACGTTGCTTCCGCCGCCACGGTCCTCAGCGTCCTGAAACTCAGCCATGGCGCTCCCACTCCCAAAGATGCGTTCGCACACACTTGGATAGGGAGAAAATCCGACCAGATGGATGAGGATGAGCGGGCCTGGTGGGACAAGATCAATGCGGCAGGGCTTTACCTCGGCGATACAATGGATAAAGCCGTACTGGAATCCATTGAAGCCGGGTACCCCCAGTTGCATACGTTGATTCCCGCTGCGAAGGAGCTCGCCGAAAGCGTCGAAGCTCAGGAGGCGAAAGCTCGCGTTTCGACCGCGTGGCAGGCATATCACGGTTCCTTCGCGTTGGACGACACGAAGGTGGCAGCAGCATTTGTTGATGTCGCCGACGAGATGGTTGAGCGGGAAGGTCTAATGAATCTGGAGCCTTACGCGGATATTCTGCGAGCGGTGGGCCGTGCAGATGTGGCCACGTCGGTTCTTGAGCGCTGGGCCCGAAAGCGCATCGTGGACGGCGTGGACTTGACGAGGGACGATGACTTTGGCTATCGGCCGAAGGATCCAGAACTGGTCGCAATTGTCGCCAGAGTGACTGCGGAAGTCCTTGCGAATCCGCTTGTCTCGCTCGAAGACGCTCTCGATACCATCGTCAGCAAACCGGCTGGTCCGAATGAGATCAACAGCATTCTCGCTGCGGGGAGGCGGGAACTTCAGGACGAGATCATGCGGAAGCCGCGGTCTTGGCGCCGAATGCACAATTCTGGGCACACGCCCCCAGTGGACCCGATTGACTTTGCCATTCAGAGGATCGATGCGGCTTTTGACGCGATCGCCAGGACATCAGAGCTGAACAAACGACGTGTTGGAAGCTTGAGAAGCCGATAGCTCGGCGACCTCACGTTCCTCATGAGGACTGGTGAGGAGTCCTGGTTGCCTCCGGAACCAATCAACGGGTGTAATGCATAAGGTGGGCGACGGTCTGAATGGACCGGTCGCCCTTTCTTTTGCCGGTAGTCACGGCCACCACTTGAGCCCAGCACAGAGGCCTTCGTGAGACGCGCCGTTGGGTAGCCGCGCGAGCACCCTTCCATGAAAAGGGAGCGGCGGTGGTGGGTCGTGCCGGCACCATCTTGGAGGAGCTATGGCGGCCATCACGCCAGAACAAGCAGGTGGCCGGAACGTAGTGGCCTTCCTGGACATGCTGGCCTGGTCCGAAGGTACGGATAACGGCCGGCAGCCGACGAACGATCGCGGCTACGACGTGCTCGTCGGCGGCGGGATCTTCAAGGGCTATAGCGATCACCCGCGCGTGCTGGTGGATCTGCCGAAGCTGCGAATCCAATCCACCGCTGCGGGGCGGTACCAGCTGCTGCGGCGCTACTTCGATGCATACCGGAAGACGCTCGGTTTGACCGACTTCTCCCCACTGAGCCAGGATCTGATCGCGCTCCAGCAGATCCGCGAGCGGCGCGCGCTGCCGCTGATCCAGCAGGGCCACATCCGGGAGGCGATCGCCGAGGTCGCGAACATCTGGGCAAGCCTCCCCGGCGCCGGCTACGGCCAGCACGAGCAGCCTATCGATGACCTGCTGGCCGCGTACGCGCGAGCGGGTGGGACGGTCGCATGAGCGAGATGCAAGAGACGGCGCCGTGGTGGATGGCCGGCGGCCTGGCCGCGTTCTGGGTTGTCCGTGAAACGTGGGGCGCTGTGCTCTCCCGCAAGAAGGAGCGCACGGAGACCGACGCCAACGTCGCCTTGATCGGCGGGCTGACGGAGCGCATCGAGCGGCTTGAGGCTTCCCAGGCGCGCGTAACCGCCCAGCTCGACGAAGAAATCCGCCTGCGTCAGGCCGCGCAAGAAGAGGCCCATGGTCTGCGGCTGCGGGTGATGACCTTGGAATCGGCCATGCGCCAAATCGGCGCTGTTATTCCCCCTTGAGGTGCGCAGATGAATCGAACCGCCATCGCTCTGCTGGCCTTCGTCGCCTGGTCGGGCGTCATGTTTTGCGCCGGCTGGGCCTGGAGCGGCGATCGCGCGGAGTGGACCGAGGCTAAGGGAGCAGCCGCCCAGTCCACTGCCGCGGTAGCGCAGGCCAACCAGGCACGCGCCACGGAACACAACCAAGCGGCCGCACTGGCCGATATCGGAGCCAAGCATGAAGGTGATCGCCGCGCGGCTGAGGCCGTGCCTGACGCTGTTGTGGCTGATCTGCGCGCTGGCACTCTCCGGCTGCGCGACGACCTCGCCACCTGTGAGACCCGTCACCTGTCCGAGGCCGCCGCCGGCGCCGTCGAACGTGATGCGGGCGCCCAACTACGAGCAGAGGTTGCGGGAGCTGTTGTTCAAGTCGGCCGAGACGCCGATGACCACGTCCGCGCCAGCCAAGCCGTGATCCAGGCCGACAGAGCCGACCACTGATGGCCGCCCGGACCAAGACCGTCACGATGCAGGTGCGGGTGCGCTGGTGGGTGAAGCACTACCTGGCGGCTGTCGCCTTGGGCTGCTACCTGACCGGCAGGCAGCCGAACGTGGACCGCGTGTCTTGGTGGTTGGACCGCGGCATCCGGCTCAGGGACGTGAGGGCGCCCGCCGAGGTGCAGGTCTGATGGCTCGTCTCCACACGGTTCCATCCCGGCTGCAGCAGGTGCCTAGCCGCCTGTCCAGCGTGAACCCAGACAGCTGGCGGGCGAGCAAGCAGGGCAGCACGGCACGTGGGTACGGATACCGCTGGCAGCAGTACCGCCTGCGCTATCTGGCCAAGCACCCGCTGTGCGTCATGTGCGAGGCGGCTGGCCGGGTGGAGGCGGCGACGGTGGTGGATCACGTGGTGCGTCACGAGGGCGACGAACGTCTGTTCTGGGATGCCACCAACCACCAGGCGCTCTGCAAGCGCTGCCACGACGGAGCCAAGCAGCGGGAAGAGGCCGGTAGCCGCGAGCCGAGGCGCGACCCACGCGTCGCCCGAGAGCCCGCATCGCGCCGATGAGGCGGCCCGCGGCGGGCCGGCGGCGCCGACGGGGAGGGGGTGGGTCGAAGTCGGCGCGCGTCCGGAAACCTAGACCGGCTGTCCTCCCATGCATGGAAAAAATTCCCCTCTGGGCGACGTAATCATCAAGACGGAATCATCAAGATGGCAGGCGTGAAGGGCCGAAGTGGTGGCCCGCGACCAAATGCTGGTGGGGCTCGCCCCGGCGCCGGCCGGAAGCCGAAGCCGCACCGGATCGTGCCAATCCGGATCAAGCAGGAAGATCAGGAATGCTTCGTCTACGTCATTCACGAGATCGAAGAACCCGGGGTCTGCAAGATTGGGGTCGCAAGTGATGTTGTGCAGCGACTGGCAACCATGCAGGTCGGGACGTGGCGCGCCCTCAAGGTTGGTCATGCGATCAAGCTGCCATCGAAGAGCGCCGCTCATGCGATCGAGCGCCAGGTGCATCAGGCGCTCTCCGCTGTTCATTGCCGCGGCGAATGGTTCCGGGTCTCCTCTGGCCGGGCTGCCGCTGAAGTGAGTCTGGCTGTCGATCAGCTGCGGGCAGCGTTCATTGCCGCGGCCAACAACGATGCGGTGGCAGCATGACCGCAAAAAAGGGAACGTGGGGTGGCGCTCGGCCCAACACGGGCGGGCCAAGGCCTGGCGCCGGTCGGAAGCCCAAGGCGTCGAAGTCGCTGACGGCAAAGGAACCTGCGACTGCTGCCGGCAGAACCAAGAAGGCCGCTGCCGTCGAAGTGAAGCTGGAAGCACAGCCCACCGGCGGAGCACTGAAGCGGTCGAAGAGCCGGCCAGTTGAGCAGGACCCCCAGGACATGCTGACCTTGTTGCAGAACATCGCGCTTGGCCGGACCGACGCAACCGCCATTCAGGTGAAGGCGGCCGTGGCCGCAGTCCAATACACCCACGCCAAGAAGGGAGAGGGCGGCAAGAAGGACGAGCGCCAAAAGGCAGCCGAGAAGGTTGGTGGGCGCTTCGCCCCGACGGCACCGCCGCGCGCCCGGATGAACTGAGTTGACCCCGGTTTACTCCACCGCCTGCCCGGATTGGGCGGCGCGGCTGCGCGCGGGCGAATCGATCATCCCGCAGCCGATCTTCCCCGAGCGAGCCGAAGAAGCACTTCGGGTGTTCAAGCAGCTGCGAATTGTCGACGCCCCAGGCAGCCCGACATTCGGGGAGGCCTGCGAGCAGTGGGTCTTCGACTTCGTGGCGGCCATCTTCGGCGCTTACGACGCGGAGACAGGCCGCCGGCTGATTCGGGAAGTGCTGATGCTCATCCCGAAGAAGAACAGCAAGTCCACGCTGGCGGCCGGCATCATGGTCACCGCGATGATCCTCAACTGGCGCATGTCGGCCGAGATGATCATCCTGGCTCCGACCATCAAGATCGCCAACAACGCTTTCGCGCCCGCGCGGGACATGATCAAAGCGGACGACGAGCTGGTCGAGTTGTTCCAGGTGCAGGACCACATCCGGACGATCACCCACCGGCTGACGAAGGCCACCCTCACGGTACTGGCGGCGGACAGCGACACCGTCGGCGGGAACAAGGCCAGTTGGGTGCTGATCGATGAGGAATGGCTCTTCGGCAAGAAGGCCAATACCGAGGCGATGTTCCGAGAGGCGACTGGTGGCCTGACCTCGCGGCCAGAGGGCGTCGTCATCAAACTCAGCACGCAGTCCGACGAGCCGCCCGAGGGCGTGTTCAAGGCCGACTTGCTGCGGATGCGAGACATTCGGGACGGCAACATTGTCGACCCCACCTCGCTGCCGGTGCTCTACGAACACCCGCCGGAGATGGTCGCCTCAGGCGAACACCTTCTCCTGGAAAACCTGCCGTTGGTGAATCCCAATTTCGGGATCTCGGTGGATGCGGAATACCTGCGGCGCGAATTCAACAAGGCCCAGCAGGCCGGTGAGCACTCGCTACGCGGCTTCCTGGCCAAGCACGGCAATGTGGAAGTGGGCCTCGCGCTCCGGTCTGATCGCTGGACAGGTGCAGATTTCTGGGAGCGCCGCGGCGAGCTGGTCCTGACCCTCGACTCGCTCATCGAGCGGTGCGAGGTCATCACGGTCGGCATCGATGGCGGCGGTCTGGACGATCTGCTGGGATTGGCTGCGGTCGGGCGCGAGCGTGACACGCGCCGATGGTTGGGCTGGTTCCATGCCTGGGCCCACGAGATCGTTCTCGAACGTCGGAAGGAGCTTGAGCCGAAGCTGCGCGACCTGGAAGCGTGTGGCGACCTGACCATCGTGGAGCTGCCCGGATTGGACGTGCAGCAGGTGGCTGACGCGATCGGCCAGATCAAGGATGCCGGCCTTCTCCCGGAGCAGAACGGCGTTGGCGTCGATCCGGCCGGCATAGGCGCAATCGTTGATGAGCTCACGACAGAGGAGCGCGGGCTCGACATCAAACAGATCGTGGCGGTCTCGCAAGGCTGGAAGCTCAACGGCGCCATCAAGACGACGGAGCGTGCGTTGGCCGGCGGTAGCCTGGTCCATGGCGCCCAACCACTGATGGCTTGGTGCGTAGGCAACGCGAAGGTGGTGCCGGTAGGCAACGCCATCACGATCAACAAGCAGGTCAGCGGCTCCGCCAAGATCGACCCGCTCATGGCGCTATTCAGTGCGGTCTCGCTGATGGCACTCAATCCTGAGGCCGGCAACGGCGTAATCCACCAAGGCTTTGTGGTGATCGACTGATGCTTGGAATCCTCGACCCCTTCCGCGATCCGGACCGCCGGAACCGCATCGAGCCCTCGTTCGGCAACCTGGCCGAAGGCGAGGTGATCTCGTCCTCCGACCTCCGGATGTTCGAGATCTTCGGCGGCAGCCAAACCGCCTCCGGCGCGATTGTTACGCCTGCGACCGCCATGCGCGTGTCGGCGGTTTACGCCTGCGTGAACCTCATTGCCGGTGCCATCGCTCAGTTGCCGATCAATGTGTACGAGCGGGTCGGCGAATCGCGTAAGCAGGTCGATCACGACTACTGGTGGCTCTTCAACGAGCAATTCAGCTCCGCGTGGCAGGCGGCGGCAGGCTGGGAATACCTGGTGGCCCAGGTGCTGCTTCGGGGCGACGGCATCGGCTACATCGTGCGGAACCGAGCCGGCCAGATGACCGGGATCATCCCTTGGTCCCGGGAGCGCGTGAACATCCTTGCCCAGGAGCGGAGCAGCCCGAGGGAGGCGCTTCGCCTGCAGTACACGTTCTACGACGACGCTGGCTACTTCACGGTGGACCAGGCGGACGTCTTTCACCTGCCGGGCTTCGGCTTCAACGGCATCTCCTCGATGTCGGTCATCCAGTGGGGCGCGCGCAACGGCATCGGGATCGCCCTACAGGGCGACGAGCATGCGGGGAGGTTCTTTAGCGAGGGTGGCAAGCCCGAGGTCGCAATCAGGGCTGCGGGGCGTATGACGCCCGGCCAGCAGGACGACTTCCGAGCCGCCTGGGTGTCGAAGTACGGCGGGATCCAGGGGAACCGACGCATCCCACTGATGCTGACCGAAGGTCTGGACGTGAAGGAACTCACCATGTCGGCCGTCGATCAGCAATTGCTTGAGTCCCGGCAATGGCAGGTCGTCGACATCGCGCGCGCCTTCGGTGTACCGCCTCACATGATTGGCGAGACGACGAAGGCCAGCAGTTTCGGTGCCGGCATCGAGCAGATGAGCATCGGCTTCGTGAAGCACACGATCGGTCCGCATCTCAAGCGCTTTCGCGACGAACTAAACCGGAAGGCCTTTCTGACATCTCGGTTCTTCGTGGAACACGACGTCGACGGGCTCATGGCCGGGGACTCCAAGGCTCAGGCCGAATATTTCGGGAAGGCCCTCGGGGGACCGGGCGCCCAAGGATGGATGACGGTAAACGAAGTCCGCCGCACCAAGAACCTGCCGCCTATTGAAGGCGGCGACGAGTTGTACCGCCCGACCGAGCGGGCCGCCGGCGCTGGACGCGACGGTGAGCCCGACAACCCGCAAAGGAATCCAGAAGATGAAGACCCCGAAGCTGCTGCAACTGGCGCGCGATAACGCGTCAGCGTCTCAGCCCATCCGCGCCGAGACCAGTGAGTCGGAAGCCACCATCTACCTGCATGGCGTGATCGGTGGCTGGTGGGGCGACATCGACGAAACGCAGTTCGTCAAAGCGCTCTCCGGCACTGATGCGGAGGTCATCCACTTGCGCATCGACTCGCCGGGCGGGGATGTTTTCGCGGCTCGATCCATGATGACCGCGATCGCGCAGCACTCCGCCAAGATTATCGCCCACGTCGATGGCCTGGCCGCGTCCGCCGCTACTGGCATCTGTATGGCCTGCGACGAGGTCGAAATCACCCAAGGCGCTGGCTTCATGATCCACAACGCATGGACGGTCGCGGTGGGCAACAAGGGCGAGATGGGCAAGACCGCCGAGCTCCTGGGAAAGATCGATGCCGGCCTCGCCGGTGACTACACGCGCCGCACCGGCAAGGACCAGGCCGAGATCGTGCAGTGGATGGACGAAGAGACCTGGTTCACCGCAGACGAAGCGGTCGAGCATGGCTTCGCCGACCGTGTAGTCGAAGTCGTCGGCAAGAAGAAGACCGGGAATGCCTGGAATCTGTCGGCCTACAACAACGTGCCGGCAGCGCTGCTGAAGCCGGAGAACACCGCGGACGATGAAAAAGACATCGCCGCTCACCAAAGTGCCCTGTCGCGCCGCCTGGCGCTGCTGGAGCGCGCCCCTGCGTAAGCGGCTCCCGCACGCAGCCAACCCCTGACCGCCGAGAGGCGGTTTTTTTTCGACCAGAGGAAAACGACCCATGTTCAATATCCAGGCCGAGCGGGAGCGCCGCAATGCGCTGGCGAAGGAAACCCGCAACCTGCTGGACACCAGCACCGGCGATGGCAACAAGTGGACCGCCGACAACCAGAAGCAGTACGACCAGAACCTGGCCGAGATCGAGCGCATCGACGCGTCCATCGAACGTCACCAGCGCGTGATGGACTTGACCGCCGAGAACGACTTGCGCGATCGCGGCGTCCGCGAGCACGACGTGGACAACAGCGAGCGCGGAGGCAAGAAGCCGACTGCCGAGATGCGCCTGTTCGACAAGTGGGCGCGTGGCGGCGACAACGCCCTGACCCCCGACGACTGGAAGCAAGTCAACGGCGCGATGTCGGGCAATCCGGCTGTGAACCCGGAGCAGGGCGGTTACACCGTGCCGACGACCCTGGCGACCCAGATTCTGGACGCCCTCAAGGCCTTCGGTGGCATGCGCAATGTCGCCGACATCATCCGTACGGGTGGCGGCGAGCCGATGCAGTACCCGACCAGCGATGGCACGTCGGAAGAGGGCGAAATCGTCGCCGAGAACCAGTCGGCGACCGACCTGGATCTGTCTTTCGGCACCAAGGGTCTGCCGGTCTACAAGTACAGCTCCAAGGTCGTGACCGTGCCGTGGGAGTTGCTGCAGGACAGCTCGTCGGACATCGCCGGCTTCATCGAGCGTCGCTTGCAGACGCGACTGGGCCGCATCACCAACCGCCACTACACGGTCGGCACCGGCAGTGGACAACCGATGGGCGTTATCGCGGCTGCGACGGTGGGCAAGATCGGTGCCGTTTCGGCAGTGCCGGCGATCACCTACGACGACCTGGTCGACCTGGAGCACAGCGTCGATCCGGCGTATCGCGCGCTGGCGAAGTGGATGTTCCACGACGACACGCTGAAGCTGATCCGCAAAGTGAAAGACGATGGCGGCCGGCCGATCTTTGTGCCGGGTTACGAGCAGGGCAACCCCGGCGGCGCGCCGGACCGCCTGCTCAACCGTGACATCCAGGTCAACCAGCATGTCGCTGCGCCCGCTGCGGCGGCGAAGTCGATCGCATTCGGCGACTTCAGCTACTACAAGATCCGCGACGTCATGGCGATCACGATGTTCCGCTTCAACGACTCGGCCTACGTCAAGAAGGGCCAGGTCGGCTTCCTGGCGTGGATGCGCTCGGGCGGCAACCTCATCGACGTCGGTGGCGCCGTGAAGGTCTTCCAGCACGGCGCCGCGGCGTAACCGATCCCGTAGGCACTCACGGAGGGGCAGGTCGGCTACGGCCTGCCCCGGAGGAAGGAAATGGCCAAGAACAAAAACCAAACGCAGAACCCGACGCCGGCGCCGGCCGCGCCGGCCGCGCCGGCCCCATCGGATGCGCCCGCTGCGGACGTTGCGGGAGAGAGTGTCGAAGGAAAACCGCTAGAGCAGCTGTCACCCCCTCCGCCGGAGGGCGACCAGGCGCCTGCGAATGAGCCCGCGGACGATGAAGAACATGCCGAAGCTGCGCTCGTCGAAGCAGAGCCCACCGTACGCGCACTGGTGCTCAGCGATTCCTTCCTTGGCAAGGTCGGGGAAAAGATCGACGTGCCGGTGAGCCAAGCCGCGGCGCTGGCAGCCGCCGGGTACATCGACACCCATCCAGCCGCGCTCGCCTACGGGGCTTGACGCATGCTCCGCCTGGAAGAGCCCGCTTCGACGGAGCCCGTCTCCGTCGAAGAAGTGAAGCGTCGCCTTCGGATCGACCATGCCGCCCTCGATGTGGATCTGCCTGGAATGATCACCGCGGCGCGTGAACAGGTTGAGCAGCAGACCGGATATGCCCTCGCGGATGCCGTCTGGGCATGGCAGCCGCCTACGGCTGCGCTCGAACCGTTGCCCATCGCGCCCGGCACCATCGAAAGCGAAGACGGTGCGCTGCCCGTCGTCTTCAAGGCGGCTCCAGGCCCGGCGCCGCGAGCGCTGTGCCAGGCGATCATTCTGCTGGTCGGTGACATGGTGGCGAACACCGAGGCGGCGACCGAGAAGCAGCTTTTCGAGAACCCGGCCGTCCAGAACCTGATCTTTCCATTCCGTCGGGTGCTGCCGTGACGCTGCCCGCTTCCGCGCTCAACCGACGAATCCGCATCGAACGGCGCGGCGGCGGCACGGATGCCTTTGGCCAGCCGGACGGCGCTTGGGAGCTGGTCGACGAGATCTGGGCCGGTATCGCCAACGAGACGGGCCTGGGCGCAATTCGCTCAAGCCTGCAGGGCAACGTCCCGGCGTCGATCGCACGGTACAGCTTCCTGGTGCGCTTCCAGACTGCGCAGGCGCTGGGCATAGACCAGGGAATGCGAGTGGTGCACGACGGCCTGGTCTTCGACATCAAAGGGCTCACGCGCGACCTGCAGGATCGCGAGCGCGCATATCTGGTCACCGAGCAGGGCGGCAACGATGGTTAGTCGGGTCGATCTATCGGGCGCCTTTCTAGGCCTCGACAAACTGGCGGGCATGGCCAACAGCGTGGCGCGATCGATGGGCGTGGCGGCGGGCCAGCTGGTCCGCAATGAGGCGAAGGCTCGCGCGCCGGTCGACGACGGCACGTTGCGTGACGCCATATACCTCGCGTATCGCGATGGCGAGTCGACCGATTCCGTTGTGGTCTACAGCGTGACCTGGAACAGCAAAAAGGCGCCGCACGGCCATCTGCTGGAGTTCGGCCACTGGCGTACGAACGTGCTGGCGCAAGGTGACGACGGCAAATGGCGCGCGACCAAAGAGCTGTTGCCTGAGCCGGTATGGACGGCGGCCCATCCCTTCCTCCGGCCCGCTTACATGGCGACGATCAGTCGGCTCGTGGAGGTTGCGGTGGCGCGCGGGGGGCTGCGTTTGAAGGAGCTCATGAGCGAGCAGGGAGGCGGTGATGGCCTATGAGCCGCAGCTGCTGGCCCTGGCAGGGCAGGCATTACAAGGACGGCTGTACGCGGATGTGCTCCCCGACAAACCGGTGTTCCCGTGTGGTGTCTACCAACAGGTCGGAGGCCAGGCGCTGTGGTTCACCGAGCGCGCCATGCCCGACCACAAGCACGCGCGCGTGCAGATCACCATCTGGGCCACGACCCGCATCGAGGCCAATACCTTGATCCGCGAGATCGAGGATCAGATCTGCACGGGCCTACCGAAATCCGAGCCTTATGGCGCGGCGGTTGCGACCTATGAGGACGCGATCAAGAAGTACGGATCTAGGCTCGACTTCGGGCTCTGGTATCCGGACCCCTGATTCACCGATCAAATCTCCACCAGCCCGGCGACCGCCGGGCTTTCTTTTTGACCATAGCGAGGTTTTTCACATGGCACTGAAGATGCCCAAGGGCACCCAGTACGGTTTCGCGTCGGTGCTGGCCACCGCCATCGTCGCGTCCGCGTTCTCGAAGGCCAACCCAGCCGTCGCCACCGTGCCCGCCGACTCGGTCGACGAGAACGACGTGGTGCTGATCCAGCTGCCGGGCTGGCCGATGCTCAACAACACGGTCGCTGTAGCCGGCCTCCTGGCTGGTACCGCCTTGCCGCTGCGCGGGACCAACACGGTGGATACGGTGCTGTTCCCGGGAGCGAGCGGTGCCGGCAAGTTGTTCAAGGCCGGCGAGTTCGTCGACTTCACCCAGCAGGGTGACCCGGCCACTTCGGGCGGCGACCAGCAATTCTGGAATGGCACGTTGCTCGAAGATCCGCGCGGTAATCAGATCTCGATCCCGACGCAGAAGAACGCCAAGGTCCTGACCCTGCCGCTCTATTACGACCCGAGCTTGCCCTGGTATGCCGCGGCGAAGTCCGCGGACGCGCGCGGTGAGCCGGTGGTCCTGCGGGCCAAGCTGCCCGGCGGCGATGTGCTCTACCGCTATGGCTACCTGTCGTTCGACGGCGATCCGAGCATCACGTCCAACACGCCGATGGGCAACACGATGACGTTCACCTCGCTGGGCGACTCGACCCTGGTGGAGGCGCCCTGATGTCGGTGCGGAAAGGGCAGGCGCCCAGCAAGCTGCCGGCCGAGCTCAACTTCATCGGTGCGGCTGAGAAGTTGTCGATCAAGGTGACGTTCGCGAACCACACCAGCGCGGAGTTTCGCGAGCACAAAGGCACCGTCGGCGAGCTGGTGCTGTGGCTCATAGCAGATTGGGACGCGGACTTCCCGCTGACAGTGGACGGCATCTCCGACTTCGAGGATGAGCATCCGGGCGTCTGCGACGGCCTCATCGAGGCCTGGTGGCGGACTCGGCGGGTGGCTCTCGAAAAAAACTGACCGAGGCGGTCGAGGCGTTCTACTTCCGCGTCCCGACCGCCGCCGAACTCGCCGAGCTCGGGCTGAAGGCCAAGCACTACGTCGCTCCCGACGTGGTGCTCTGGCCGGAGGCCGGGCCAGCCTTTGATCTGTTTTCCCGGGTTTGCACGCAATGGCGCACCGGCGGCGCTGGAGCGTTCGCGCTCGACCACGGTGTCGTCAATACCGAGATCGCCGCCGCTGGCATCACCGGCGAAGCGAGAAGTGACCTCCTGGACGTCCTCATGGTGATCGAGGGCGCCGCGCTCAAGCACGTCAACGAGACCTGACCTGATGTCTGACCCCAACGTCCTTGGCGTTGCCCGAATCGACCTGGAGCTCAACACCGACAAGGTCGATCAGGGCACGAATCGCGCCAAGCAGTCCATGGCGTCTCTGACCACCGAGGTGGAGCAGGGCAGCCAGAAGCAGGTCAACGCGACCAACCGTCAAGTCAAAGCGCTTGAGCGCCAGATCGCCACTCTCGGTAAGGATCGCGAGGAGATCATCCGCTGGCGAATCGCGCAGCAGGCGAGCGGCGACCAGGCCGCGCGCCTGAACGCTTTGCTCGACAAGCAGTCAGCGTCGCTCAGGGCCAACGCCTCCGCCAAGAAGACCGCCGAGTCCGGGCAGTACCGCGCGGCGCTGCGCAGCCTGCCGGCGCAGGGCACGGACATCGCCACTCAGCTCGCAGGCGGCCAGAACCTCGGCCTGGTGCTCCTGCAGCAGGGTGGCCAGATCCGAGACCAGTTCGGCAGCGCCAGTCTCGCCATCCGCGGTGTCGGCACGGCGCTCGCAGGCCTGGTCAACCCGGTCACCTTGTCGGCGGCTGCCGTAGGCGTGCTGGGGTACGCCTGGTATGACGCCGCGAAGCAGCAGCAGGCCTATACGGCCGCGCTGGCGCTGTCGCGCAACGAGGCGGGGTTGACCGAGGCGGCGCTCGCCGACCTTGCGCTCCAGGCGGCGAAGTCGCAGAGCGCTACGGTTGGCCTCGGCGCCGACGCGGCGGTCGCCGTCGCGAAGAACGGGAAGATCACCCGCGAGAACGCCCAGGCGGTGGCCGACGCGGCCGTGGCGATGAGCCAGCTGACCGACCAGGCTGTGGACGACACGGTCGCCGCGTTTGCAAAGCTCGGCCAAGACCCGACGAAGTACGCGCTGGAGCTCAACGAGCAGGTCGGGTTTCTGACCTCTGGTCTGTACGAGCAGATCAAGGCGCTGCAGGACCAGGGGCGGACGCAGGAGGCCGCAGCGGTAGCGACGCGCGCAGCGTCGCAGGCCACACAGGACGCCCTCGCTCGCGTTCGAGAGAGCCAGACGTCTCTCGGTCGCGGCTGGGACGAGCTGGCCGTGAAGGCCAGCAATTACTGGGAGAAGGCGAAAGGCGCGCTTGGGTTTGGGTCGGATGCCCAAGACATGCAGCGGCTACTGGACGAGAACAAGGCCGACTTGGCGATCCTCAATAAGGGCGTCGCAGACGGTATGAGTGGTGCCTGGGCCGGTGCCCTCAAGAACGCAATCGAGAACCGCGCGGGGCAGATCAAGGAGATCGCCGGCCGGCTGGCAAAGGCGAACGGCGAGGCGCAGGTGAAGGCGGCGCAGCAGACCGCCGTGAGCACGTCAGCAGCCCTCGACGCGATCATCGAATCCCAGGCCACGAAGGAAGAGAAGAAGCGGACTGAAATCGCGAAGGTCACCGGCGATGCCGAAGTGGCCATCCAGCGCGCCAAGGCTGCCGGCCTGGTCAAGGAAGCTGAGACGCTGGAGGCGAAGAAGCAAGAGGCGATCACCGCCATCCAGAAGAAGTACACCGACAAGAACGCCGGCAAGGCCGCCGCGGCGCAGGTGAAGTCGGACTCAAACAGCGCCGAGAAGCTGGTCGAGTCGATCCAGCGCCAGATCAGCGCAAACGAGCAGCTCCGGGCCTCTGGCGAGAAGGTCACGTCCGGCGATCGCCTGGCAATCCAGGCCAAGCAGCTGCTGGCCGACAAGAACAACCAGATGTCCGCGAGCACGCGTGCGTTGCTCAAGGCCGCGCTGCCGGAGTTGGAAGCCAGCGAGAAGCTGACCGACAGTTACACCAGGCAGGAGAAGGCGAAGGAGGCGCTGGCTCGCCAGAACGCCATCTTCGAGCTGCAATCCCAGAACCAGAGCCGAGGCAACGAAGCGGATTTGGTGCAGATCGGCCATGGCGCCGAAGCGTCCGACCTGCTGCGTCGGCAGTTGGATATTCGCCGCGCCTATGAGGACGAGCTCAAGCGCCTCGGCGATCGCGGTGTAGCCGCGGACAAGGACAACTGGGACGCCCTGGCGGCCAACGCCGAGCGGCACTACGACGACATGCTCGCCGCCGAGCGTGAGTTCCAGGGTGAGCGCCTCGCGGCGTTGGGCGACTGGCGCAACGGTGCTCAGGCGGCAATGCAGGATTACGCCTTCCAGGCGGCCGACGTCGCCAGCCAGACGCGCGACCTGTTCGTCGATGGCTTTCAGGGCGCTGAAGATGCGGTGGTCCAGTTCGCCAGAACTGGCAAGCTTTCGATTCACGATCTTTCCGAATCCATCATTGCTGACCTGACGCGTATCGAAGCCAAAAAGGGACTGGCGGCGCTCGTCGGCCTATTTGGAGGGCGTGCGGCGAGCGTTTCGACCTACGGCGCGCAGAGCTTCGGCAATAACACCGATTGGCTTACGGGCGGGCTCACGCCCAATGCTCGGGGCGGTGTCTACGACAGCCCGAGCCTGTCGGCCTACTCGAACCAGGTTCACACCACGCCCAAGGTCTTTGCGTTCGCCAAGGGTGCCGGCGTGTTCGCGGAGGCGGGCCCGGAAGCCATCATGCCGCTGCGCCGCGGCGCCGATGGACGGCTCGGGGTGTCCGCCTTGGCCGGCGCTGCACCGGGGATCGCAGGCGTCGAGATCAACATCGAGAACAATTCGGGTGAGCAGATGACTTCGACCCCGTCGAATGTCCGCTTGGACGGCCAGAAGCTCATTGTGGATTTGATGGTGGGAGCGGTGGCCAGCGGCCGAATGGACGGGGCGTTGGGTGCGCGCTACGGCATGCGAGCAAAGGGGCAGGGCTTTGGCTAATCCAGTGTGGCCCGGCGGTCTGCCGTCTCCGATCGTGTCGGGAAACAACTACCAGCCGGCCGGAGACAACGTGCTGCGAAGCCCGTTCACCGGCGGCATAAAGATGCGCCGGCGCTCATCGGCCGCGCTGGAGGTCGTGCGCTTCTCCCTTGTGCTGACGCGAGCGCAGGTCCAAGTCCTGGATTCATTCGTCATCCAGACCCTCAAGGACGTTCTTCCGTTCGACTGGGTGGAATTCCGCGATCCTGATCTGGGGACCGCCATCTATCGCTTTCGAGGCAGGCCAAGCTACCAGCCCGTCCAAGTCAACCGCGTTTGGCAGGCGGATATCGAACTCGATCTCCTGACGCCTTTCACCGGCTCATTCAACCTGAGCAGCGCTGCAGGCCTTTTGTCTACAGGCGAAGACGAGACGATTCTTTCATGAGCAATTCCATCCGCGAGCGCGATCTGCCGGTAGTCACCCCGAGTCCGACTGACATGCTGCGTATCGTGCGCAATGGCGGCTCGGTGCAGGCGTGGGCGGGCGACCTACCTTTGTCTGCTTCCGCTCAGGCACAGATCAACAGCTTGGTCGCCTCCCAGGGCAGCGGCTTGCCCGGTTATCCGACCCTGGCCAGCTTGCCCGGAGGCCTGAGTTCGCCCGACACGGGGCGGCTGTTTGCGGTCACCAACGACCCGACGCCGGCGAACAACGGCACATGGCGGTGGGACGGAGCGGCCTATGTCTTGTCCGCCGATCGCGTCACCGACCTGAGTTCGCGTGTCGCAGTGACTGAGGGCAACCGTGGTCCTGGCGTAACCGAGCTTTTCCTCAGTCCCAACGTGTACACAGATGAGACGTTCGCGTTGCTGGCTGCGGGTGGCGGCAACGCCGCCGACGGCAGTGGCTACTACTTCCATGGGCCAGCTGCGGCGGTGACGCCTCAGGTGGGTTCGGACGGCCGGCGGGCCGTGGAATGGGTCACCAGCGGATCCGACGAGGTCGCAAGCTTGGTACGCTGGCGTGCCCCGCTGGAGCGTGTCGGGGTCACCGCGGGGCAGTACGTTTCGGCTTCGATGCGTGTGCTCGAGGCGGCCGTCAACACGAATGCCCGCATTCTGCTGCGTCAGCTGACCGCAGGGGGCGACGAAATCACGGCCGCCCGTCAGCTCTACACCTTCGCCGCCGGCGCGTATGGGAATGTCCTGGTGCGCCTTGGGCCGGTAGCCGTCGATGCGGCCGCCGCTTCCGTCGAGTTCTACATCGACAGCCCCGGCGCCGGGACGCGCATGGTGCTGTGCGATTGGATGATGGCTGCTGGCCGTGTCACGGACTATCGCCCGCCGGTGCTGGGCCACATCGTGACGCCGCCGGCGATGACCGCTGCGGTCGCGGCCGGGACCGTTGAGTCGGTACAGCGTTCCTCGCGCGTGCCGGCCGACGCTATCGCCACGCCCAATATGTTGAGCGCCGGGTCCTTCGACTTCACCGAGTTGGGGCCGGTGATCTCTGGTGGCCCCGTGACCGTCGAATCGCTGGCGGGCGTGAAGGCGTGGAAACTGACGCACGTCGCCGGTAGCGGGTCGGAACGCAGCATCGTGCTCGGTCCGTTTCCCGCCGCCCGCTTCACCAGCGGCAAGTACAGCGCCAGCCTGGACCTGGTCAAAGCCCAGGCTGCCGCCGGCGGCGGCGTGCGGCTGCTGATCCAGCAATTCAACGCCAGCAATGCGGAAATCAGCGGTGCACGCCAAACCGTCCAGTTCTCCTCCGGCGCGGCGGCTGAGCAGAACAATGTCTCGGCACTATTGACGGATATCACCCTGGATCCGGCGTGCACCTCGGTTCGGTTCTACGTGGCGGTGCTGGGCAACAACTCCGTCGATCGTTCGATCTGGTTTCGCAACCCTTGCATCCACGACGGCAGCTACACCGGCCTGCGCGTGCCGAGCGCGTCGGCGCCCAAGGGTGTGGCTTACGTCTCACCGACGGGTTCGGATGCCGCCACCGGCGGCGCCGCCTCGCCGCTGGCCACCATCGATGCCGCGCTACGGCTCATCGGCGGCAACGGCACGATCTTCCTGCTCCCGGGCACTTACGGCCCTTCGGCACGGGTGACGCCAGGTCTGGTCGCCGGGAACGTGCGTATCGTCGGCGTACGATCCAACCTGTCCGCAGGTGATTACGATTGGCCGGTCGTCATCCTGGGCGACAAAGCCACTGGCATCACCAAGACCGCTGGCCGGACCAAGGTTTACCAGGCGACGGTGGCGGGCCTGCCCACTTTGGCGAATTTCCAATGGGTCTACCAACACGGCGCGGCCGACCCGACCACCGAAATTGACGAAGCCCTGCGCTTCCCACAGCACCGCGGGCGTACGTACCGTTTGCCGTGGTGCGCGCGGCTGCATAAGACGGTGGCCACGATCCTGGCCGATGCGCTGGCGGAGATCGATGCCAGTGCCACGCCCAAGGCCTTCATCGACAGCGGCGTGCTGTACTTCAGCATCGTCGGTGGCGGCGACGCCACGGCGGCTGAAATCTACCTGGACGCCGCCAGCGGGCTGGTGGCGGCGGGAACCCGCGGCGCGGCCGGCGCGCTGTCGATCAAGGGCCTGCGGGTCATGTACGGCGGCGTCAGCCTGATCCCGTTCCGCAAGGCCGAGGTCGATGAGCTGGTCGTGGTGGGCTCGCGCGTGAACGCGCTGGAATACAACGTGCTGCGATATGGCACCCTGGAAGTGTGCTGCGGCGGGGCACAGAGCGCGCTCAACGGCGATGGCTTGAACGGCCATACCGGCGCGGTCCTGCTGGGGGAGGGCGACCTCTACACCCATGACAACTGGGACGACGGATTCTCCGACCACGAGGGCTGCAGCTCGCGTCTGCTGGGCGGCGGCCTGAGCGAGTACAACGGCGGTGGGGGCGTGACCCCGGCGTACGGATCGGACTCGATCTGCCGCGCCTTTGTTAGCGTGCGTAACCAGCAGCGCGGAACTTTCAAGGCCGCAGCTTTCTACGTCACCGGAACGCCAGGCGGAGCGACCCCGCCCGAAAGCGGCGCGGACACGAACGCCGTGTTCCACGCTTGTACCGACTTCGAATCGCGAACCTCCTTCGCCGACGACTACTCGGGAAGCGGCAGCCCGGTCTATGCCTTGTGCATCGATTGCAAGTCGATCCGGCCCGTCACGCGCGGCTACAACGTACGCAAGGTCATCGACTGCGGTTACGTCGCCAGCGGTACCTCCAGCGCCCGAAATGCGGCCACGATTGTCGAGAACACCACGGGGGTCACCTGATGCCACGGATTCTCTCGCCGGCTGCGGCGGCCTCGGCGCTGGCGCCGCAAACCGCCGAAGTCTGGGTGACCTGCCTGACGATCTCCGGCGCCGGTCTGGACACGATCCGGATCTGTAACGACAGCGTGCCGGCGGTGCGCGCCGGCGGCACATTCCAGCCCTACGCCTTCGAGGCCGAGCTTCCGGAAGATACCGAGGATTGGAACGGCACGATTCCTGTCCGCATCGACAACGTCGATCGCGCGGTATCACGCAAGGTCCGCGCTTACGCCGGGATACCCAGCTGTCGCCTCGAGGTCGTCCTGGCGAGCTCGCCCAACACCGTGGAAATGGGTCCGTTTGACTTCTCGGTCCTGACCGCCGACAGCGACGAAACGACACTGGTGCTGAGCCTAGGCTATGCGGAAGGCTTTCTGGACCAGGCGGTGCCAGCGCAGACCTACACGCCGAGCACTTCACCGGGCCTGTTCGTATGAGCTTCGCCGCGTTCGTCGGTGTGCCGTACCAGGGCAAGAAATTCTGCAGAGAGCTGGTGCGCCAAGTGCTGGCCGCCCACGCGATCCCGATGCCGTTGGTCGACCAGCCCGCACAGGCGCCGAACTGGCGGCGCGTCCCGCTGCCGGTGGCGCTCGATGTGGTGGTGTTCAACCGGGCCGGGCGTCCGGCGCACGTGGGCGTGTGCGTGGACAGCGGTCGCTTCCTCCATGTGGAAGATGGCGGCCGGTCGGTGATTGATCGTCTCTCCGCGCCGTTGTGGGCGGCGCGTATCGAGGGCTTCTACCGTTTCCAGGTGCCGAGTGCATGAATGACCTGCTGATCAAACCCCACGAATTCGCCGAGGCCGGCGTGTTCACTGTGGAGTCCGGCCGGACCATCCGGCAGATGCTGCAGCAGGCCGCGGGCAGCCTCGAACTTCCGGCGGGCCTAGTCGTACGCGTGGGCGGCCATCTGGCACCTGAGGCGTACTGGGACAGGCTGCGCCCGAAAGCCGGTGTCGCCATCACGGTGGTGCGTACTGACCTCGCCGGTGGCGGCACCGCGCGCCAACTGCTGGCCACGGCGGTCATGCTGGTGGTGTCGTACTACGCCCCGGGCTGGGGCGCGGCGATTACCAATACCGCTCTTGGTAGTGCAGCGGCGACGGCAGTTTCCGCCGGCATCGTCATCGCCGCCTCGTACGCTGCGAACGCCTTGATCCGCGTGCCAACGGCGGCGGGCAGCAGCGGCAGCGCCGACCAGAAGCAATGGAACCAGTTGACTGGGTCCTCGAACCAGATCAACCCGTGGGGACCGATCCCGTTGATCCTGGGGGAGCACCGGTTCTTCCCGCCGCACGCGGCCATGCCGTACAGCGAGATGGTCGGCGAGAACAGCTTCCAGCACTGCATCTTCGATCTGGGGTACGGCGGGCTGTTCGTCGATGATTTCAAGATCGGCGACGACGACATCGCCAACTTCGACGTCAGCTACGAGCTGACCGATGAGGACACGCCGACTACGCTGTACACCAACGACGTGTCCGAGGACGCGGTCTCCTCGGCGATGAATACCGACGGCGACCAGGTGACGCGCACCAGCGCGCCGGGCGTGGACTCGATCGGCCTGGACATCCTGCTGCCGCAAGGCCTCATGGTGTTCGGGGACTCGATGACCCGAGGCTGGCCGATGTGGATCCTGTGGCGCATCGAGTACCGCCCAGTGGGGTCGGGCACTTGGCTGACGCCTAACGCCGCGCGCCTGTCGGGCATGACCAGCAGCTGGGCCGCAGGCGGCGACGAGCTGCCGGCCACTGCGCCCGCGCCGGGCCTGTATCTGGTCAAGAACCAGACCCGCAACCCGTACTCGGTGGGCCTGTCGTGGGACGTGGCCAACGGCCAGTACGAAGTGCGGATCACGCGCGTGGACACCAAGAACCAGACTACGCGCAGCTGGGCGGATCAGGCGACTTGGTTGTCGCTGCGCTCGATCACGCACACGTCGCCGTCAACTACGGGCACCTGCAAGGTCGCAATGCGGATCCGGGCAACCGATCAGCTCACCGGCACATTGCAGACCATGTCGTGCCGGGTCCAGCAGAGCGTGCGGGTCTACAACCGCGGCACTGGCACTTGGTCGTGGCAGTACAGCCGCAACCCAGCCTGGATCGCGTATTGGCTGATGACCCAGAGCCGCGCAGTGGCGCGCCGGGTGCCCGAATCCCGGATGGACCTGGCCAGCTTCGCGGACTTCGCCGACTTCTGCACTGCCAATGGCTTCGAGGCGCGCATGGTGGTCGACACGCAGATGACCGCGGCCGACTTGATCCGAAAGATCCTCGCTGGCGCCTTGGGCGATTTGGGCAACCGGGACGGCAAGTATTGTGTCGTGTTTGATCGCAATGATCCGATGCCGGTGTTGCCCTTCACGCCGCAGGAGACCCAAGGCTTCAAGGCGAGCCGGGCGTTCGTGAAGATCCCGCATGCCCTGCGGGTGCAGTTCAAGAACCCCGAGGCCGACTGGCAGGACGATGAAATTGTCGTGGTGCGAGATGGCTACAGCTACCGCGGCAAGGACGCGCGCGGCAACAGTTCCACTGATCCCGTGGCCACCGAGTTCGAGACCCTCAACTTGCAGCAGACTGTGCTGCCGAAGCAGGCCTGGAAGGTCGGCCGCTACCACTTCGCGCAGGCGCTCTATCGGCCGAACACCTATGAATGGAGCTCGGATATCGCTGGCCTCTCGGTGAGCCGCGGCGACTGCGTGCAGGTCCCCAACGACGTCACCGAATGGGGCGCCGGCTGGGGCCGGGTCCTGCAGATCGTCGCCGGCGGCGTCGCCGGCGCCGCGGCCACGGTCACGCTGGACAACGACATCGCCACCGACGCCGGCAAGGCCTATCGGATGCAGATCCGGAAGGCTTCTGGCGAGGTCTCTGTGGTCAACCTCGTGGCGGCGGGCGGCGAAACCAATGTCTTCGCCATCGATGCGCTGCCGGCAGGGGTAGGCGGCGCGGTCGCGGTAGTGGGCGAAACTGCGGTGGAGATCCAGACGCTGCTGGTGACCGGCGTGAAATACACGGCGGACCTCGGCACCCAGTTCACCGCGACCGACTACGACGCGCGAGTGGCGCCGTACTGGGCCGATGCGCCCGATTCGATCGTCTCGGAGGTGACCGGCAAGGACTATGGGCTACCCGACCCGCCGAACGTCACCGTCGTGGTCAGCAGCCCCGTCAACGACGCCACCGACGATGCCGGCGTCTCGCGCTCGATCGTGCGGATGGGCGTGAAGGAGAACTCCGGCATCTACAGGATCCAGGCCCGATGAGCACGCCCACCGTTTCCTACGACGTGCGTTGGCGGCCCACTGGCGACAGCGTGAGCGCCTGGCAGGGGCGGCGCTTCCCGCGCAACCAGGCCATCCAGTTGGAAGAACTCGAGCGCGGAATCGCCTACGACATCGAGATTCGCTCGGTGGGCCAGAACGGGCGTAGCTCTGCCTGGGTGCCGGCCACTGTGTCGGTGGCCAGCAACAGCCGCCTGGGCGCGGCCGCGCTGCCGAACATCGCCAACCAGCAGTCGATGTGGAACCTCGACACCAGCGTCACCTATGCCGCCAGCAGCACCGTCGGCGGCGACAGCACCGCCACGATCAGCGTGACGGCCGGCGCACTGGTGATCGGCAGCGTGACGGTCAACTACGGCGCCAGCAGCACGATGGTCGACGGCGACGCGGGTGAAGAAGTCACGCTGTACCTGTACTACGACGATCCGTTCCTGCATGGCGGCACGTTGCCATTGGGCATGACGACGGACATCGTCGAAACGGCCAACGTCGACGGCCGCGTTGCGATCAGCTCGATCACCCTGAAGTTCCCCGCCGCCGGCGGCTCCAGCACCGGTGGTGGTGGCATCGGTGGTGGCGGCGGCAGTGGCGGCGTCAGAAACCCTCCTTTCGATACGAATCCGGCATGACCTACATCAAACGTGAAGACATTGCCGGCGCGCCCGGCGAGCAGGTGGTCCAGCTGGACGACGATTCGCTGGTGGCTGTCCAGTGCACGCGCGTCGTGCAGAGTGGCGTGATCCAGTACAACGGTCAGGCACGGGCGATTGACGAGCTGGGCGCCACCCTGATCGGGCCGGATGGCCTGCCGCTGGTCCGGATGATCGCGCACTCGGACCGCAACGCGGCGCGCGCCGATGCGGTGGCGAAGGACTGCCTGCTGGTGCTGCTGGGCGAGCTGCCCGAGACGGTGCAGTGGGGTAGCCAGTACTTGCTCGACGTCAGCATCCGGCAGGCCATCGAACTGGCCCAGGTTGCCACTGGCGCCGTCGATGCCGGCGGCGTCCTGTAG